TCAACATAATCACTAAGTAGTTGACTTTTTCTCATTTTCTTGTCCTTCTGATCACTCTTTTCCTGCCTTTCAGAGCCTCTCAATTGGTCCAATCTTGCTTGCATTTAGGTTCAAAAGCAGCCAGTTCTGGTAAGATTTCCTGCCTGCCCCGGTAGCTCAGCGGATAGAGCAACTGCCTTCTAAGTACAGCCCATCATTTGAGCCTATTTGAACCTAAATCCTAAGAAAAAACCAAGAGTTTCAGCCCCTAAGTAGGTGACCATATATTACCACCATTCGGTAAGCAGAGGGTAGGTATTGGTGCTATGATTGGAAGCAGTTGGCTGAGAGATCCAACAAAGTGATCAATGTGAGGCATGAGCGTTATGAGCCTTCTCGTATCTCAATGACCTCAGGAAGGCTAATCTCTTGAGCAGAAAACTAAGGAGCCCTACAGATGATCATCTATAGGGCTCCAGGGGCTGTACGCTCAAATATGGGGCAAACAGAGCCTATTTTGAGACTGGCTTGTAGTATCTGATGAACATACCCTTATGAGTAACCACCTTTTCCTCAGTATCACTCTTGATTACAATCCCCTTCTCATCATCTAGGACAGATGTTACAGTCCAAGGCCCAGACTCAGCTTTCCCAGTATCGTACATCCATACACTTCCAACCACAGGCCAAGATCTTGGCCCTACCTTGGGCTTAGAGCCTCTTGGAGCCCTCTTTCTGACAACTCCACCCTCTGGAGCAGCCAACGTATAGCCATATTTTCTGGCTAACTGCTGAAGCTGGGCCAGTTCAGCCCCTCTCTCAGGGAAGAATGCTGATTCAACCTCTGAATCTGTACCCACTGCTTTAAGTTGATCCCCTTCCAGCTTCCAGATGCCACTTCTTGAGGGGATATCACAGTAAACATAGTCCCCTGCTACCTTCACCTTCACCATCATTGGTAGATGAGCCTTATTCTTACCCATCATGACGGTTGCAATGATCTGATCTGATTCAGCAGAAGCAGCTATCTGATCCAATAATGTTTTATTCTTAGCCATAGCAGCTAGATTCTACCACTCCTCTATATGTACATAATGCCAACTTATCAACATCTTGGAGGAGTCTATAGACTAGATATTAATAAGTTCTATTACATAGGTACTACCTCAAACTTTACCACCCGTTTCCAGTACCACCTGATTGATCTTCAGGAGCATAAGCATACTAACCCCAAGTTACAGAATCTTTACAATGCTGATCCCAGCCAGAAGATCACTTTCACTAAGCTGCATGAATGTGATGATCCTGAGAGATCAATATTAGAGCGTGAACTGATCATTAAGCATAAATCTGATCCATATTGTCTCAATATCAATATCCCTGGGGCCCTCTAGTTGTTACAGCAAGTGCCAATAAGTATGCAAGGAGTATAAGCCGCTTGCCCTAACAAAATCCATTGACTCCTTAGGAACAATAACATGAGAACTAGAACCTTATCAGCCCACTTTCTGCCCTCACTTTCTGACCGTGCTAAGACTTCCAGCGGTAGTGGTACTGCTGTTGATACAACTGGCTACTACTCAGGCCTCTTATGTGTCAACGCTACTACAGCCTCTGGTGGAACGATGAGAGTATTCGTAGATGCCTCAGAAGATAATGTAACCTTCACTAACTTGGGTTACTTTGATCTGGCTGCATCCAAGACTAATAACATCTTCACAGCCGATATTAATCTGAAGAATAATAACAGGAAGTATCTCAGGGCCTCTTACTCACTTACTGCTGGATCTACGCTTGATTTCTTCTGGATATTAGGTAATGGCGTTGGCTACCCTGTAGACCAAGTGAACGATACCAACAACTTCTAACATCTTAACTATCATTAGTTAACGTCCATAGGCTCCTAGGTTTTCTCCTCCTAGGAGCCTATTCCAATATCTCCTCTATATGGAGTATGGAACAGATTCATTCTAAAACTCTCTCCATAAAAGATCTAGGAAATGGGAGGATTGGTGGGTATTGCTTACTATTCTCCACTGAGGATGATCCTGATTTAGCTGACGACTACTTTACCAAGGATTCTCAGCTAGATATACAGGATAGGGAGTATCCAGTTTATTATGCTCATTCCCTTGATCCTATCCTCAATGATAGGATCATTGGTAACTCCAGCCTGAAAACTGATCCTGTAGGTGTCTGGATTGAATGCCAGCTATCTATGAGGGATGAATATGAGAAGGCCATCTATAAGTTAGCCAAACAGGGCAAACTAGGCTGGTCTACTGGATCTGTATCCCATCTGGTTAGACGTGAACAGAAATCTAAGGCCTACTTCGTAAAGTCTTGGCCCATTGCTGAGATTTCTCTAACTCCTACACCTTGTGAACCAAGAACAAATGCACAGCCAATCAAGACCATTGAGCAGTTAATAGCAGATTATGATCTTAATCAGAATCTTACGCTTGATGAAGAGTTTAACCAATGCTTACATTCTGTTAAGTCTCTAACTGACAGGTTGCGAAACTTAGCCAACTTAAGGCTACAGCAGAACAAGATACCTCTTGCTGCAAAGCATGAGGAGAACATTAACAACCTTCTACTTTCCCTCAGTTCCCTTAAGGATTGTCTTCCAGTTTCCAATGAGGAGATCCTAAAACTGAAGGATACATTACAGGACTTACAATCATGGATATAAATACTATTAAAGCTGAGGCTTCTCGCCTTAGAGACAAACTAGAGAAACTTTTGAATAACCCTGATGGACTCACTAAGCAGGAGTACCAGGAAGCTACTGAAACCCAGCATAGACTGGAGGAACTCAAGCATCAAGCCTCCCTACATAAGAATCTAGCTGAAGTTGACTCATGGCTTAAGGAGCCTACCAACCCGTTCAATCCAGCCCCTACCAAGGAAGTTAAGACTGGCTACCAAGTTGGTGGACTTACTGAGCGACAGTTAAACGCTATTACTTCTAACGAGTATACGGAGGCATTCGTTAAGATGCTCCGTGGTGGTGTTCATTCACCCACAATGACCCATTCAGAATCTAAGACGTTACAGGAAGGTTATGATCAATATGGTGGATTCTTAGTTCCTGACCAGTTGCATAATGAACTTACATCTAAGAAGCCTGCTCCTACTTCAGTGGTAGATTTGGTACGTTGGGTAGATGCTGGTAGAGATGCCATCAGTTTCCCCAGAGTTGATTATACGACTAATGACACGTACACCAACCCAATGAGATGGAGCCATACAGGTGAGTTACCCTCAAGTGCTGCTGATGTGACCTCTACAACCTACGGAATGACTAAGATTGATGTTCATACCTTCATGGCCCGTGAGACTGTCTCTAAGGACATGATTGAGGATTCAGCCTTTGATATTATGTCATTCGTTACCAGTAGGCTCTATGAGGCTGCTAGACTGCAAACGGAGGACATGATTCTCAATGGTACTGGTATTGAGCAGCCTGTTGGAATCCTTCCTAATGCTGGTGGATCTGTAGGTAACCAGACAATGCCTACAACTGGATCACTTGGTACAATCATAACGGGTGATAAGCTCATTGATCTGGCCTATGCTATCCCAGCCCAATATGATAATAACTGTAGATGGGTATTTAACAAGGGCAATACTGCCAGAGGGATAGCCAGTCTAAAGGATCAGAATGATAGATACCTCTTTGGATATGGTATGGGTGATAGTGGCCTAGCAGGTGGTAGACCTACTGAACTCTTAGGTTATAACTTTGCTTACTCTCCGTTCATGCCAGATGCTTTTAGTTCCAATGGTGCCTCTGGTGTCTCTGCTGCTAAAGCCATCATATTTGGAGATTTCTCTGGATATGTTGCAGTTCGTAGAGGCCCTATGAGCATTGTCCCACTTAATGAAGTTGGAGCTCATCTTAACGTTACCTACCTTCAGGGTAGATGGAGATTTGGTGGTTGCCCTCTTGAAAGCTGGAAAATGATAGTAGGGAAGTTATCCTAACGTTCAACAAAAGTTAGTACTTCTTACAACAGTTTCCATATGGAAACTAAAGCATGTACCAAATGCAAAGCCATCCTTCCTATTAACTGCTTCTATGAGCAAGCCAATAAGAAGGATGGCTACTCTTGTCACTGTCGAACCTGTCACAATATTAGGCTTAAGTTATATAGACAGGCCAATGCTGAAAAGATAAGCCAACGGGCAAAGGAATACAGGGATAGGACTGGATACAATAAGAAATATTACCAAGCGAATCTAGAGAAGAAGTTGGCCTATTGCAGTGCTAATGGAGTCAGAAAACGTAAAGCCTTAAAAGAGGTAGCAGTTGAATACCTTGGAGGGAAATGCTCAAACTGTAGCTATGATAAATGCATTGCTGCTCTTGAGTTTCACCATGTTGATCCTACTCAGAAGGACTTTAACATCAGTCGTTACTACAAGAAAGACTTTACTGATGAACTCAAGGCAGAGTTAGACAAGTGTATTCTCATTTGTGCTAACTGCCACAGGGAGTTGCACTTTAAGGACGCAGCATAATCAACTTCCAAGTAACTCCTACACTATTAGTACTTGACATAGCATCCCCTATTGATCTTTTCGGTTTGATCAATAGGGGATTTTTCATTAATGTCCTCCAGCTTCTTAAGATCCTTCCTCTAGTTGTATTATCATGTCGTTTGCATCCACCTTAGGTTCAGGATCTTTTACTGTAACTCCTAGTCTCATAGGCTCAGGTGTTGGTATGGCTATCACTTCAACTGTATCCACCTTAACTGGATCATCTACAACAGCATTCAGTTCATTACTAGGATCATACAGTCTGGCTAGGGCTGCTTCCTCTATTTACTTGCAGACGCTTCAGGCTACTGGCTTTGGCTGGAGCCCAAGTAGCTTCTAACTTCAGGATTAACTATTATGGCATACGGACTACCCAGGTTTCTCTTAGGAAAAAATGTTTCCATTGCTATCACGCCACAAACTCTATCGGCTGATGGCACACTTTCCAATAACGCTATTGGGGCACTTACCTTTAATGGTAGGATTGAAGATAGTGGACACTCTCTAGAGTATGCCACTGAGAATATCTCCCCCAATGACTTCATTGCTGCTAATCCTGTACCTATTGAGATGGGTACTAGCTTCTCAGTAACTGAGATCGCCCAAGCATGGCCCCTCTGGACTAATGCCAGTGCTGTATATGGTCAGGGTAATACCATTGAGAAGGCCGCTAGATTATCAGCCTACCATCTACTCAATGTAACTGCTTCCAGTTCCAGTGGATCTATCATGACTTGGAGTGCTTATGTGCTCATGACCTCATACGGTAGATCTTCTCCCAAAGGGAAGAATAACTTCGTAGCCAACTTCCAAACAGTACTGGTTGTGGATACCTCCACTGGTGTAGAGCAGTCTAACCCGTCTGTTGGAACCTAACGCTTAATGGCTAATCGTCTTATTCCATTTCTTCTAGGGAAGAATATATCTGTACTGCTTACGCCAATGATTGAAGCCAGTGGCTACTTCACACCGTATTCAGTAAGTTACTCATTCCAAGGAAAACTGGAAACTGAGGGATTGGTTCATGAACTTAGGATAGATGAGTACACTCCTCTTAACTGTCAGACCGTTAACCCAGTCATACGCGATTATACAGCCAGATACTCACTGACAGAGGTATTAGTTGCTGGAACTCCTCCATCTGCCACTGGCTATTATCCCCACAAAGGATTCAATCTAGAAGAAGCCTTTCTACAATCCTATTATCAAAAGGTGGATATTACTATGTCCACCAGATTCGTAGCCTCAACCTTTAGAACTTATACGTTCTATGCCCTCTTTACTTCCCTCTCAAGACAATCTACTAAAGGGAAGAATACTATGACTGCTGATCTGATCCTGTTCCCATACCCTAATGGCTCAGGTGGTTATGCAGATTATCCAACCATTACTTAACCAAAAGGAGATACCAATGAAGATTAATCCATTCATATTACCAAGGCCAAAACTAAAGCAGATAGATTATAGTTTCACTCTACCAGATAACTCTGTTTTCTCAGTTACCCTCAAGGAGTTAGATTATGCTGAGTTCTTCTTAGTGATGGATTTGGTAGAACACTATAGCGAAAGATACCTAGCCATTGACTCAGAACCAAAGGAAATATTCCCAGCAGTTGGTAATGAACTGGTGCCTCTATCCAAGTCACTCATCCAGGGAGCCTGTCAAGTCTTCTCATCTCAGGTTGATAAGATCTATACTGTTGAGGAACTCATAGCCTTTGCTGTTACGTGTCCAGATCTGTGGATGGACTTGCTCAAAACCATTGGCACTCTAGCCAATCCTGAATCTAAAAAAAAGGCTCAAACAGACGATCAGCCAGAGAACTCCTCATCCAGTGCTGTATCAAACAAGTAGGTAATCATCCTGAGTTAATCCACAGACAAGATCAACTCCTATACTCTATTCATACCAGCCTGCTTCATTTGGTGAAGCAGGCTGATCCTACTTATGATCCTCCAAATATTGAGCCCCTCAGCTATGACTGGCTCAGTGATATCTATGAGGTAGCCAAGGCTGAAGCAGATGCTATTAAGGATGCTGAAGATACCCAGCCTGAGCAAACACTATACAAGCCAATGGATGATCAGTGGTAGTGGCTCCTCTACTTTTATATGTACGATCTGAATGAGTTAACTGAGGTGATGGAGTCTGCACTGGCTCCACTTAGACAGATTCCCCAATCTATCAAGGAAATGGGGGATACCCTGAAGTCTCTGTTCCAGAATCTAACCAGGGCCATTGAATCTATGGCTTCTAAGTTTATTGATATTGTCCAGTCTGGAGCCATTGGTTCAGGTCTATTACCTTCCAGTTACAAAAGGTTCCACCCTCATATGGGAATGTTTGCACCAGTTCCCGGAGGATCAATCAAAGGATATAAGCAGTACTTATCAGTAAAGGCTGAACATGAGGAGACTCTAAGACTACCTGCAACTATGGATAACATGCTAAAGAGGGCACAAGCACAACAGGCACTGGTTAAACTTGGTGATAAGAAGCAGTTTACAGTCTTTGATATGTTTGCTGATGTAGGCCACTCCTCTAAGGCTGCTTCCTATGCCTTTGCCGCTGGAAATCTTGCCATTGGAGGATTAGCAGCAGCCCTAGCAGCCGCTACAGCCGCTGCTGTAGCCTTTGCTGAGAGAATGAGGGCCACTGCTACCAGTCTAACCCAAGGAGGAGGATCACTCAGAGACTATGGCTCCTTGAGGATGCTCCAAGGCCTTGGGATTGATGGCTCAAGGGCCCAATCCTTTGGCAATATGCTTAACCAAGGTGGTCTAGCAGCAGGCTTAGCAGCTAGGATAGGGATTAGGCCATATGGTGGCCTTGGTGGTGATCAGAACTCAATACTCAAGATTCATGCTGCTGTTAAGCATATCTTGAACACTAAGTCAGATCAAGAGGCTGGAATCTATGCCAGAGCCTTTGGCTTAGAGGATATTACATACGCTCGCTATGCTTCTAAGGATTCCAAGGCTAGGCTTCTGGCAGATTATGGATCAACCTCTAGCAAGGACATGAGAGAGGCTGCTGATGCCCAGATTGAGTATATGCTTGCTATGAGGGAACTGAGCCAGATAGTTACAGACATTGGCAGGAAGGCTTTACCAATCCTCAATGCTGCACTCAAGAACTTAGACATTGTGTTCACCGTACTTGGTGCTGCTGTTGGTGGAATCCTAGCAGGGCCAGTAGGTGCCCTTGGTGGTGCTCTGGCTGGTGTAGCTATCGGTAATCACTTCACAAACTTCAGCAACTTAGAGAAGGCAGTTAATGGTAACTCTGATGCCTTGAATCGTAACACTCAGGCTCTGGATACATTAACCCAGATGCAGAATGGTTCTTATGGTGGTGGTCAAAGATTACGCTCAGCAATACCAGCCGCTTGGGGCCCACTACATATTGAGAATCAGACTAGGGGCCTAGGATTGATGTTAGGGGCATATAGTGTATAGAACTGAGCTATGGTTAAATACCCATGACTATGGGATACAGAAGCCTCCCTACGGTACCTCATGGCAGGCTGATAACCTGATAGCATCAAAGAGTGATCAAGTTAATCTTCTCTTAGTTGGTGATGGCTGGACAATCCAACCCAATCAATATACGGGTTCATCAAACAGGGAGTTATCCTTAAGCACTGAGTCAGTATTAAAGACCATAGCAGATGGCGGAACTCTTAGAGTAGCAGATAAGTTCCAAGGAAGATACTCATTTTCCTCAGTTTCCTTAAGTGGAGTAACAGCAGCATCAGGAGTAGCAAGCCAAGGGGATTATATGATTAGCAAGAGAGTTACTGCTAATACCTCTTGGGAATCAAACTTAGAGACTGATCAAGACGCTTATCCAGGTCTAGATGCAGGTGCTCCTGATCTGACTACCACACTAGAGACACCTAAACCATACAACTACTCAGTTGATAGGGTAGCAGTAGATGAATCCTCATTCTCTAACTCTCCCTTCATGTTCAGATTTACGACTCAGGGATTAAAGGCTTCTTCTCCAGATGTACTCTCAATAATCTACTTCTCAGGCCCTGCCAATAATACTGGTGTTTGGTCTGGTAAGGGCCAATATTGCCTCAGGCTCCAAGGGGATGGATCATTTGACTTATGGGAGTTCCAGACATCTACAGCATCAGGAACCAGATGGAAGCGATACTTAGAGGGTGCTTATGCTCCTAAGGATCAAGTTTCTGATTCACACCACACGTTAATAGTCTTCCCATCCAGCAAGAAGATTAGGATACTGGTAACTCAGGCTGATCAATCCTTCCCAAGTGTATCAACCATTAGCAAGTATTTCCAAGAGGGTGCAAATGGTAGACAGTATGTATTCTCCCAAGAACTAAAATCTAGTTTAGTACCAGAGCCTATACCACAACCTATAGCCCTAAGAGTAAGCCAGAGACGTGATCTAATACTTGACTTCCAGTTATCAAGATTAAGTTACCCATCAAGAGGCTACTTAGTAACCAGACCCTTCATAATCCCATCCATCCCATCCTCAGCTATGGTAGTAGAATGGTTTGGTTCAACCAATGGAGGCTCAGTTAATCTCTCTCTGTTTGATGAACGGGTTCAGCATAATGGAGATCCTTCCAACCTTCTCAATACTGGCTGTACCATTATCTCATCTGGCTTAACTTCCAACGGTGGATATGCTCTATTCTCATTGCCTACCATAACATCAAGTCAAGGATTCCCTATGGTAAGTGATGGTTATAGGGTTAGAGCCCTTCTTACATCAAATGTCTCTGATTCTCCCAAAGTTAATGAGATTAGGATTGGTGTCTCTGGCCAATCATCTCAGAAGGCACTAGTTCCATTCCAGATTACCTACCCAGCCCTACTAACAGAAGTATCACTCACAACTGGCTCCAATGATATTACTACTGAAACCTTAGGCTGTACGATTGTTGACAAACATAATAATCTGAACCTGACCTCAAAGGGAGAGTATCCATGTCAGCTAAGATTCCATCATCCAGCAGGCTCAAGCATCCTGCATGAAGGATATATATCCTTTGAGAAGTCGTTAAGTAAGGGCTATCCAATCTATACTGGTAGATCACTCGGTAAGTGGAAACGGTTGAAGCAGACGGTATCTACCTTTAACTGGGATTTCTCGATTGATCCAGCAGCCTCTGGAATAGTCTCACCTTATGCTGTGGATGTTATTGATTACCTTTTGAGATGGTCAGGTTTCCCTCAGTCTCAGATAGCAATACCAACTAGTGAAACCTTTCCCATAAGACTCTGGCCCAGAGGGGATAGGGATACTGGAAATGTGATACAGGCTGGAGCCAACATATATGACTTTGCCCAGAGCATAGCCAACTCATTCCTTAACAGTATCCTTTACTGGGATCCAAATCTCCAAGCTAATGGGTGCTGGACGCTATTAACTCCCCCTTCCTCAGTTTCCCATACTTTTACTGGTGGATCATTAGCAGCATCTTCACTTGTGACATTATCCAGACCTGGCACTAGTGTTATCCTCAAAGAGGGTTACATGAGGAGAACTGAGGCACCTGAGGCCAATAGGATAGTAGTTACTGGAACTGGTGACCTTAACAACTCCAACAAGAGTATTACCAGTCAAGTTACCCAGTATGCCATTAACTTTGACTCCATCTACAGTTCTGGATCTATTGATTACATTGGCTCTGAAGTGGCTGCTTATTATGTGGATACGATTGGGATTAATACACCAGAAGCTGCTGCTTGGGTCTGTCGTAGGATCTATGATCAATCTGCACACGCTCAGGAGATAATCTCATTCCTCAGCCCCTTATCTCTTGTGGGATCAGACAATAGAGCCCTCAGATATGGGGACTTGATCACTGTCCAAGGCTCATCCATGATGGTATCTAACTTAACCATTGCCTATGATAAGGATACATTTCCATTACAGAAAGTAGAGTGTAAGACTGTCCCCCCAAACTGGTCTAACGTTTAGGAGTATTAGAATGCAAGGTATTACGAACTTAAGAAAGGTGATCTCTAGGCTGATCCAACAGGAAGTAGGTGCTAGTAAGGCTGGGGAGAGTATTGGTAGGCTCCATGCTAATGAAATCATGGCCTTACCAGCCCAGATTGGTGCAAACATTCAGGATCTTGATCCAGATTCACCAACTTATGGATCATTCTATTTCATTGCTGGTTACTCAAAGGTTGGAGGGGATGATATCATAGCCTAAGCTACTCTAATATGATCCTCTAGTTGAGTATGCCTTACAGTCGAACCAGCTTGCAGGTTCCAACTCCCCTGCTGAGTGAATATGAGGTTAGACCTGCTGAATCCACCAACCCTGGCCTATCGTTAAGCCAAAACTTGGCCCAAGGGGATACCCAGCAGATCCTAACCAAGTGGAATCAGAACGCACTAGCTTTAGATTTATCCCATATCTATGGTGGTGGTGGATGCTCCATTTATTGGGGCCTTGATATGCAGGCTGTAGGTGGCCTTACCTTACTTGTTAATGAGGGAGTTGGTGTATCATACGGTCTGGTACAGGCTGCATCTTCTACGGTTGTACTACCCTCATCTAGTACCTGCTTCATCTTCCTTCAGAATGGAGCCTTAACCTACACAACCAGTACAACCCCTCCCAGTGGTAATACTCCTCTGTATCTTGGTTGTGCTGTTACTACAAGTGGGATCTCATCCTTAGATCAATCAGGTGTTATCTATAACAGGAACGGTAGCTTATGGCGTGAGACTGCTGATACTGCTGCTCCTCAAGATTCCCCACCTGCTGGAATGAGTCTTTACACTAAGACTCTTGGAGGTAACTTCTTCTGGAATGGCAGCGAGTGGAGCCAGTTATTAGATTCCAGCATTAGTATAAGTTCCTCAGGTGTTACCCTCAATAAGCATCTTTACCTAACCTCATCCAGTTCAGCTTCCTCAGTTACATTAACTTCCTCATCAGTTAATGTACTGAGGATTAATAGTTTAACTAGGACTACTACAGCAGTGGTTACGGTAAGTGGTGGAGCATGGTTTAAGATCTACAATGATGGGGATCAACCAGTATCCTTAACTCAAGCAGGTACATCCTTTGCTACTATCTCCCCCTTCAGTGAGATTGAGTTACAAGCCAAGGGAGGGATCTTCTACAAAGTTAACTCATCCCTTCAGAAAACTGGAGCAAATCCGCTTGATCACTTGATTGATAACAAGCCTAGCCATATGGCTGGAGTAGGTGCTATGTCCATTGGTCAGGATGGCTTCTGGTACCGTCAAGAATCGGTACCTCAGGGAGCCTACCATGATCTTAGCAGGAGTGGCCAAGGATTCCCTATCATTGTCTGGAGTCATGAAAACTGGATAACTTCTAACCTCACTACCTTAGCATCTACCAATAGCCCTACCACCAGTGGAGAGATTGGAAATGTTTCCAACGTTAGCGATTATTGGACAGTATTCCACCTTAAGAGGCCAATGAGAGTATATGGGCTGATCATTCCCTTTAACTCTGTAACTTCCAGTTTGGGCTTGATCACAATGAAGGCCACAATCTATAGGACTCATTTGACAACAAACCAAGGCCAACCTTGGAAACCAATCAGTGGAATCATATATTCTTGCTCAGGTTTTAATCCCACACCAGAGCCAACACTTATCAGCCATACAGGTTCTGCTATGGATGTACTTCCACCTGGGAAATACTTCATTAGACATGCTTGGGCTGGTGTCTCTGAGGCCTCAATCCTTACCAGAGTCTACCAAGACTTCAGCAATACAGGCACACGTAACCACTTTAGAGCAGATAGATATAGATTTGGTCAGGGAGCATTCTCATCACTCAACTGGAGTGAAGAAATGGGAACCTCTACCTTTGGTTCAGCCACTACTACAACCTCTGGAGCCCTAGGAAGAATCAACTTTGGAATCTATGGGGAGGAGTTATCCTAATGATAAGATCAGTTTCAGTATTCCAGCCTGTGGCCTCATCTACAGGCACTACACCAACCAAGAGACTACAGAGTATCACTGTAGCCAAAGAGGCTGGATTCCCTTTTGTTAGATTCAATCTTGAGTTACGTTATCTTGCTCCATCTGTCACTGGTAGAGTGTATGATTGGCTTGATCAACAGATAACCTGGATCAAGGCCAATGATCAAGGGATTCTCCTTGGCCTTACCTATGGGCCTCAAGGTGGAGATTGGGTATCCAGTGATGAGAAGTTTATCAATGCTTCTGATCATACCAATGCGAAGAATGCTATCCTTGATGGATTAAGCAGAATCTTCACTTACCATAACTTTGATAAGCGTAAAGTTTACTTTCAGTTGTGGAATGAAGCAGACAATACAAACTTTGGAGCCTTCACTAATGGAGTCATAGCCTCTGGCCTCACAATCTATATGACAATGGTGGCATCTGCTGTAAAGCATGCTTATCCAGAGATTCCTCTTATTGCTCCATCTCTTAGCCAGTACTCATCTGGATTCAACTGGATTACTGCCACTACGAATATCACAAGTGCTCAAACTTATTTATCTTATTGTGACTACTTAGCCTTCCACTTCTATCCTAACTTCAGTACACCTCAATCATTCCTAGGAGAAGGGATTGTTAGACAAACAGTGGTAGAGGGAGTTAAGAACATAAGAACCAGAGTTGCTTCAGCTTATCCAGCCATTGCTAACAAACCTTGGTTTGTTACAGAATGCGGATTCCAGTTTGAGAATGCAGGCCTTAATGGCTCCTATTGGACTTATGGTAATGAGGAGGAGAGAAGCAGATATACACTGGCTATGATCAATACGCTTGGATCATTCCCATTCATTAAGGGAATCAATGTCTATAACGCTATGAACTCATCCTCAGCCTATGATGTGAGAACTGATACCAACCATTTTGGCCTATGTAACTCAAATGGTAGACCCTACTCACTATTCAGGGATTGTGCTCTAATGAATGGAGTGATCCCCAACTATAACAATCTTCCAGGTTCTGGAGGCTTACACTATGTTTAATATTCTATTCTGGATGATGGGTTTCTCTCTAGGCCTAATCTTCCTTACTATCTGCCTTATATTCTGTGGCCTTATGATTCTAGGCTTTATCAGTTGGCTTGGAGGTAACAAGAATGTACCCAACGGTCAGTAATCTAACTAATGCCATATCTGCTATGGGCCTCAGTATCCCTACGTTCATAACCAGTGGAGCAGTAGAGGCCAGTATCATCCAGTTTGAGCAACTCACTGGAAGGATTCCCTTTGTAGCACTTTCTGGAACAGTGTCATTACCAATGACTCCAGAGGGAGCCACTAGTAACTGGAGGGATGGGTATGGGGGAAGCAAGTATCTGATCTTGAGCACAAATATGATAACTGTCTCAGCAGTATTACTTGATGGTGTTACTGTCAGTGCCTCTACCTATAACCTGTATCCAGATGATTACTCGATAAAGGGTATTCCCATTGAGGGGATCATATTTGATACTCCAATCTACTCTGGTCGTCAGGAGTTAACTATTATTGGTAGACCTGGATACAGTACATCATGCCCAGCAGATGTATATCAAGCTATCTTGCTCAATGCTATTAATCACTGTCAGACCCAGTATTCATACTTACAGATGGGTGGACTAGGATCAATCAAAGAGGCTGATCTTGCACTTACAGCAGGTGCTGAGAATGCAGGGAATATGAACTCAATGTTTACGCCACTGTTTCAAGCAGTCGTTAACAGATACAAGAGGATAATCTAATGTTTGAGAATCTAAAAGCGACATTCAGAAACTTAATACAGTGGCGACCAAGTTATGGAGGTACCTTCTACCCTCAAACACCTGGATCTACCTTTAACTATCTTCAAGATGCTGGCATTCTATGGCAGAACTCAGCAGTTGGAGCCTGTCTAAACTGGATAACCAATGCTTTCAATGAGGCTGATATTGTCTGTGAGTATAGGAGAAGGGATGGAACCTATGAGCAGATGAATCATGATGTTATTAGCCTCTTGAAGGCACCTAACAGGTATTACACAGAGGATCATCTGTGGAGTGGATTATTACTCTCATATCTTACTGCTGGCAGAGCCTACTCATACATTGAGTACACAAGAGGTAATACCCCTGGAGCCCTCTACTACTTGCCCCACTTTCAGGTAAGAACGATAGCAGAGAATGGGGACTTTATCACGAGATATGAATATACTGATCAAACTGTTAGATCACTCAAGCCAACAGAAGTGATTCATCTGAAGAATAGGCTAGATCCTTACAACTACAGGGAGGGTATTAGCCCCTTGGCCCCAGTCTTGAGGGAGATAGTAGCAGATAATGAGGCTTCAGCAGCAGCAGCAGCCCTGATGAAGAATCTAGGGGCTCCTGGGATCTCCTTCACTCCTAACCAAGAGATAACATCCCAACAGAAGGACATTCTGAGGGAATACATAGGCCAGAGGATGAGAGGGGATCGTAGAGGGGAACTTATCGTTTTCCCAGTTGAAGGGGATGTTAATACCTGGGGATTCTCTCCAGAGCAAATGGCATTTGACAAGATACGTAACGTGCCTGAGGAGAGAATATGTGCTCTATTCGGTCTGAGTCCTATAGTGGTGGGTCTAGGTGCTGGCCTCAATAGGAGCACTTATAGTAACTATCAGGAAGCCAGAGAGGCTGCATATGAGGCCTGTATGGTTCCCCTGTGGAACACCATAGCTGATCAGTTATCAGGTCAGTTGCTACCCCAGTATGGTCTAGATCCTGCCAAGGTTAGATTAAGATTTGACTGTAGCAAGATCAGGGGCCTTGATCAATCTGAGAGGGAGCAGCACGAGAAGGTAAGGGAAGATTTCATAGCTGGAATCATATCCAAAGAGGAAGCCAGAGGAGTATTAGGATATGGGGACTCAGATAACTAACTGCTTCATCTTCCATGCTGAAGGAGAATCCATATTCTATAGATTCATTGATGGCAAATGGTGGTATCGCATATTATGAGCATTAGGAACATCTTCTACAGGTACAGGATTGATATCTATCGTTTGGCTACTCAGCCAAATGATATAGCTTCTTACATACGAGCAGATAATACTACCTATGCTCTAGTGTCCTCAAATGTTCCAGCCCTTTACTGGTCTGCACCAGAGACTGTATCCCCCTCTAATCTAGGGAGGCTGAAAGATGATGATAAGATTTCTTTGGAGAGGGTTAAGGTAGCAGCAGATGTAGATATTGATGATGGGGATGTAATAGTATTTACCAGTCCCTCCAGTTTCCCATACGTTAATCAATGCTTCTCAATAAAAGGGGATGCTCAAACTCATACTTCATTGATCATTAGCGATTGTAAGACCTACTTCCTAGTTAGCATTCCTACTCCGAATGGAATAGTTTTGGCTGCACCACTACCTGAGTAATCATTATGGATAGAACAGCATACTTAGCACTGATAGAGACACTTAGGGCCACTTGGCCTGAGGTTAACTTCTTTATTAGGACTTCATCAGTTAATAAGCGTAACTTCCAGAATGCTGGATTTAGCCTACCCTGGGTATCTATTAGTTACAAGGACAAGATGGGCCAGAGTACAGATTATGGGACTGATAACTATGCTTGGATTCAGGAAGTAGATGTAACCTACGTATCCTCCACTGTTCCAACATCAGCAATAGCAGGATCTGGATATGACGTTACCAGCCATATACTGGCTAGGCTTACAAATGCTGCTATAGCGGTCTGTACGAGTAGCAGCACTGGATACCAAGTTATAGAGACTCCCTCAATATCCGTTAATGAAATGGATGAGACAAATAAGAAAGTTACTCCAATGATAATACCGATAGCCACAGGCACACTCAAGATCAAGTTAGTGATAGGCCAAGGTGCCTTTTCTTAGGAGTAAGCTATGATTAGAGGATTGGTAAAAGCATTCACTTTTACCCTGGGCCTTAGTGCTACATGCTCATATACTAAAGTTGGATCTACGATTAGCCCAATATTCCAAGCATCTACCTTTAGCCAGTGGACTCCCAATGGATCTGATCTAATCCCTGGCTTGAGTATCTCCCTGTATGCTGACACGAGTAATACCAGCATAACCTTCAGGAATGAGTACCTCAATGATGAAATCATCCATACAGATACTGGGTTCTTAACCTTAGATTGGGCGTATATCACTGTCACTGGTTCAGTATTTGCTGAGTATGGAGCCTATAGATTTGATTACGATGGGATCAGAGTAGTCTCTAAGGATGGCTCTGGTTTCCTATCGCTTGCTGGAACCATTAATCTAGGCTATCAGGTTCCATCTAGCATCCCCTTCATAGGCATACCACCTAAAACTGCATGTTCATTGGGGCCAAGTTATGCTCCAGTTATGGGAGTACCTCCAACCTACACAACAGCATTTAGCCATAGCCTGGAAGGTGAAGGGGAAGTTAGGGCATCTTGGACAATAGATAACCAAGCTTTTGGCTGTACTGTTGGAATCCTAGATCCTCCAACCTTAGATGGATTACTACCCCTCCCCTCAGTTACTTGTGATTACACTGATGATATACAGATAACTACAGCCTATGAGGGAGTTTTCTCAAGCACTGATCTTGGGACTGCACTTGCTAGTATGTGTACCAATGGCCCTGCTACAGTTCCAGCAGTCTATAGAATCTGGAAGACAGAGCATACTAGTAAGTCTGCATTTGGATATATTGACTCAGTGCCCAATCTTAAGAAGGGAGTTATCAAGGATGGTGATGAGTACAGGACATTGATCTATAGGGATAAGTTTCCAAGGGTTAGAAGTCAGGGAGTTAGCGTACATACTGATCTGGTAGCTGAGACTTCAGAAGTGCAGACTAATGAGAGAGAAGAATATCCTCAAATGTCTCATTTCCTTGGTGAGGTTGCTAGTGCTGTCAGTGTCTGTGAGGAGGCCTTTACCTATGAGTCTAAGAGTGGATACAGTGTAACCACCAATGGATATGAAGGTATAGCTTATGGTTACGAGTTAGTATCTGCTGGATCATGTCCTTTGGTAGGAGAGGGTGAACCTGTGGGTACGATCATCCCCCCATCCTCTGGTGTATCTTCTGCTGAATATAAATCTAGGGGCTCAGTGTTCACTTATGCTGAGACACCAATAGCATCATACTTACAGCACCTGGAAGCAGAGCCATCATATATTAACTCATGGATTAATCCTCATTGGTCATACTTCTATTGGTTCCCATCAGATGCTGAGGATTCTGGAGAATCATGGCCCATTAGCTCCAGTTCTGAATACTGGTATCCATTGAAGGATCAGTATATGGCCCATCCATCATTACCATCTGGTGGAAGTAAGAGAAGGACTTCTATAGTAGGTAATGCCCTTGCTGAGAGTGCCTTAGGTGTACCTGCTTGGTATGGTTATACAAGGTTTGAGGCTGATGTAATCAGTGCTACTGGGAGATACAATCTGACTGGTGCAACAATCACAAGCACTGGCTCAGTGTCATGGAGTGGATCAAGCCTAGTCTTCTCAGGGAGTGGTATTGTTGAGTATGAGTTAGGCCAGTGGGAGAGTCCCTACTTTAGCAGCCTTACCTCAGTGGCTCTAGGATATTCCTCTGTTGCTACTGGTTCGTATATCCTCAAGTTGATAGGTAGAGATACGAGCGTTAGCACTAATGTTCTGAGTGGAACTCAAAGTGGAGTGATTAGGTTTGAGGCTCCTACGGGTGACTACTATGCTGGATCATACGGACAAGATCTAGATGTAGGCCTCAGTTCTATAGCTTCTATTGGTGGATCATCTGATATCAGTCTTCAGGTACTGGAAGATAATCCACACTGTTGGAGTCTATTGGTTGGCTATATGCCCAAGAGGATTAGGGTAGAAGCAAGTGCTGGATTAATCCTTGGCTTAACTTTCTTGGGATCAAGTTTAAGGCATGATCATTTATGGGAAACTGGTCAGTTAGCAACCGTAGCCAGAGATAGGGCTAATGGATTCAGATATGGGAATACCACCCATTGGAACTATCTACTTGATCAATGGTCTGAGCAGCCGATTGGATTGGCAAATGGAAGTAAGCCTACTGCTTTAGATTGGCTTGCATACAAAAGGTATATGTTCTTGGGGAAGGTATCAGACGACCATATACAGGATGAGATAGAGGAAGTATTCCACACGTATGAAGGTATTACTAGGAGATCATTGGCTTATGATACTGTTTCATGGATCAAAACAGATGGATCTGATGTAATAGGACTATACACCAATACCTACAGGGAGATTCCACCGTTGGCAGTCCTACCAGAGATGAGCAGAGATGCTGATTATGCTTATACTGGTGAATATGTCCAGCACTCTTACGATTGGGCAACTAGTAGCAGAGGCATCATTAGCCGCTTATCTAGAACTGATATCTATGATGATAGCAATAGATTAACCTCCTTGACTGGTACGGTAAGTGGCTGGAAGAGGACAAAATATATTCCTACGTATGAGGCATCATATCTTGAGAATCCAGCCCTTAGGCATATAGTCCATGAAACTGGCTCCTATCTGGCATCAGCCTTACCTTGGCACTCATACCTAGTGGTTGGAACTGTTGGGAGTGGTAGGGCTACTCCATCTGGAGTAGCAGTAGAGATGAGTAACTTGGGCCAGTTGATCTACGCAACGGTATCTAGTGGGATTATCTCAGTGGGTTACCACCAGAGCCAATATCCTGAGCAGGAGCCAAGGTTAACTGCTGTTACCAGTGGTTATGATGTGAATCTTGGAATCAGTGATCTTGGATATTTGCATATGGCCTACTGCCTCAGTGGATCAGTTTATAGATCCATATCCTATGATTACACAACCTTTAGCAGTGGCATTCTGTTGGGGACTGGCAGAGAACCTAGGATATCATACCCATACCTTGGGTACGTAGACTCAGTTATAAAGCTGATTAATCTCCAGACTGGTGATCAATGGTCTACCTCCATTGCATGCAGTTCATTTGATATGATATCAAACGGTGGAACCTTAGATATACTAGCCTTGGATTCCAGTCTCAGACGATACCAGAGTAATGATCGTGGTCTAACGTTCTCAATGGTCTGTAGCTCCATTGCTGTCAGTGGAGAGAGCATTAAGGCAACTGGAAGCAGAGAGTATTACTGCTTTGGAGCCCTCTCAAGTGGGGTACTCACTTTTGGTAATGTGGCTGGATCATCTGTAACCACAGGCTCAAACTTATCAGTTTCCAGTTTCGGTGGATTAGTCTTGGGTGATAACCTAATGAGCCTTACTCTTGAGGGATCTTCATTGGTATACCGTCTGAGTGGTGATAATGGCCTATCCTACGGGTTAATCTGAGTCCTCTAGTTGGATATGGTTTTCAGCAAGCGTATCAACCTAAAAACTGCATTTCTTACAGGCCTATATACGTTAAGTTACTACAGCCTCATGGATAGGGATGCAGATCCTTTTAGATTAAGCATGGTTTTCATATTTGGTGCCCTTGGAGGCAGCGTTAGCGACATTGCAAGTTTTAGAAGACAGAAAGGGGCAACAGATGAGCATGGAGATGATTAGCATTGGAGGGCTAGTGCTGATGCATATAGTAGGTGTCATATCTTGGGCAATAAGGGTAGAGAAACGTTTGCAGGCACTCGAATATAGAAGCACTGGATTTGAGGCTAGACTAGATAAGATTGATAATGTGCTTGAGCGAGTAGACCAAAAGTTAGATGATCTAAAGGAGATGATTTTAAGAAATGCCAGGTAATACCCTCCAGCGTCAAGCCAAGGATAGGATGATTAAGGCCCTGCAAATGGGCCTAGATCGTATGACAAGTTACAAGTTGTCTGGACTCCAACACAATGATTCCATCATGGATGATGAGTTTAAGGCCAAGATGGATGCAGCAGAAGCTCATGCTCAGAATCTAGCCATTATCACTATCTTGAAGGCTATTAATAGTGGTGACTGGAAGGCTGCTGCATGGTTCCTAGAGAGACGTAATCCAAAGGAATGGGGCCGTAGAGATAACTTTGTTGTAGAGGGTGATGGTAAGAAGATAAGTTTCACTTTCAATCTTGGATCAGAGGATGGGCCTGATGGAGAATCAGAGTAATAGCGGGTATGAGTATGTAAGGCCCCATCTTTACGAGAAGCAGAGAGGAGCCTTATTTAGTAAGGCCAAGTTAGTAGTAACACTTGGATCTACCAAGTCTGGTAAGAGTATCTCCCATTTGGTATGGCTATTTGAGCAAGCAGTTAAGTATAAGAAGCCTAATAAGCAGGGGATCTTCTGGTGGGTTAGTCCATCATATAGCCAGAGTAAGATTATGTTTAGGAGGCTGAAGGGATACGTACCTTCTTCAGTGTATAGTGCCTCTGAGACAGAGCTAAAAGTATCATTTCATCATAATGGCTCAGTTATCTGGTTCAAGTCTGCTGAAGACATAGATAAACTCTATGGAGAAGACGTTTCTGGGATAGTAGTAGATGAGGCCTCAAGATGTAAGGAAGCGATATATACGTTAGCTCAATCAGTAACAACTGCCACCAATGGTAAGATCAGGATGATTGGTAATGTTAAGGGGAGGAACTGGTTCTACCGTCTCTATGAGAAGCTAAGGCTTGAGAAGTTGTATCCAAACTATAGGACAGTTAATCTAACAGTTAATGATGCTATTGAGGCTGGAGTTCTTAAGCAGGAAGTAGTAGATCTTATCAAGCAGAGCCTTCCTGAGGCTGTATTCAATGAGTTGTATCTGAATATACCCAATGATGAAAACTCAAACCCATTCGGCATCAAGCATATAGCTGGAGCAGTAAGGGATATTAGCTCAAAGCAGCCTGTTAAGTTTGGTGTTGATCTCGCGAAATCTGAGGACTGGACTGTAATCATAGGATTAGATGAGGATGGTTGTGTATGCTGGTATGAAAGGTTTCAAGCAGATTGGACTGTAACTATCGAAAAGTTAAAGAGGCTACCAAATGTGCCCATGCTTCTGGATGGTTCAGGTAATGGTAGTCCTGTTGTGGAGATACTCCAAAAATCTAAGTCAAGGGTTGAGGGATTCGTATTTACCAGTAAGAGTAAGCAGCAGCTAATGGAGGGGTTAGCCATAGCTATCCAACATCAGGAAGTATTCTTCCCTGATAATGAGATTAGGGCTGAGTTGGATGCTTTTGCTTACGGACTCAGCCAATCTGGAAACATTATATATACCACCCATCTCAAGCATGATGATTGTGTTTGTGCTCTGGCCCTGGCTGTTAAGTGCGGTCAAAGGGGAGAGGGATTGTGGGACTTAATAACAGAGGCTGCATAAGACTCTAACTCTAATGGTTAAGGGCCTAGGAAATGATTCCTAGGCCCTTATTATTTCGCCCCTCTATTTGGATAAGTGTGCAGATTTCTGCATTACCAACAACATTATATTCAGGTATATCCAAATGAAAAATAAACCCATTAGAAACAGAGTATTAAAGCCAATCGTTGACCTTCTCCAGAAGCTGGATGAGGAATACATTATTACATCCATAGCCAGATCAGTACACAATGCTAAGTGTAATAGGCAGTACCACAAGAATAAGGCCAAGGATAAGGCCATTGATGAAAACCCTATTGAGCAGTTAAAGGATGCCCTTCAGAAGATTGAGGAGGCAGAGAATGGAGAGTAAGACCTGCACCAAGTGTAAAGAGTCACTGCCTTTGGACTCCTTCAACAAGCATAATCAAACCAAAGATGGTTATGCTTATCAGTGTAAGACTTGCGTCAAGAAATATCGCGCCACCAGAAGTGACATTCTAAGGGAGCAGCGTAAGAAATGGTATACAGCAAATCGCGAGAGGATTAACGAGAGGAACAGAGCCGCTAGAAATGCAGAAGTATCAAGATGGAGGAACTATGATAAAGAAAGGAATAGGAAGCTAAAGCAAGAATGCGTAGACTATCTTGGTGGAGCGTGTGCCCAATGTGGGTACAATGAGTGCTTACCTGCCCTTGAGTTTCACCATATTGATCCTCAATGTAAGGACTTCGCTATAAGTCGTGTAAGGAGTAAGGATGGGCTCACATTACTAGTAAAACAGGAGTTAGATAAGTGTATACTACTATGCTGCAGGTGCCACAGAGAACTCCACTACAGACTGGATGAGGCTGCATAATGATGAAGTTTAAGAAATCAGACTTAATCCGTAGAGCCCTTGAGAACTTGGGAGAGAATCCCAAGTTCCCTGAAGTTAGGGATTGGATATTAGAGAATCATAAGGTAGAGGTTAAGATGCAGGATTGGAAGGACTCCAGAAGGAAGAAGGGAGAATCAAAATCTGAGGATCATAAGGAAGGTGGGAAAATGGGGAATAATACTATTATATCATTATTTCCCACCTCCCATATCATCCCTTCCAATGTCTTCCTTACCTCCCTCTCCTTATATGGCCCTTCCTATGGTAGGCTCCTTTGCTACCTCTTACTACAGGCCAGAGAAGAAATCTTACTTTCTCACGAAGTCCTGGCCTCCTGCCATCCTTATGGCTTCTCTGCGATCCAAGCAGGTAAGAAGCCTAATCCTAACCTATCCAAGGATATGATAGCTTCCTTGGATAAATGTCCTTTCATGATCCATTGGTCTGATTTTATAGCCAACCAAGCCTGTAGAACTGTACAAAACTTTCAAGTTGAGGAAGCCATTCTCAAAGAGGTAGCCAATCCTTCTACCAAGTTTGTAGATCTCTGGACTGGCAAAGAGGTTAACTCCTTGGCTCCAGAAGAAGGACAGCCTTCCTCACAGCCAGAGGTAGAGGCACTTAGGCAGAGACTCTTAGCCCAAAACCTTGATTACTCAAAGTCTCTCAGTTCCAAGAGAGATGTTATTCTTGGCATCATTAACTGTATCCCCAATATTGAGGAGAGACTCAAACAGTTAGCCATATTTAACAGGATTGTGCTCCACCCAGCCCCAAGATATTCAGCAGTAGATAACTCGAAACGTCTTTACACTACTGGCCCATCCTTCCAGAACTTGACAAAAGCAGCTAGGAATGCATGCTTCTCAGGTCTAAGACAGTTTGATCTAAAACAAGCGCAACTGATGATAATATCCAAACTCTGGGATGCTCCAGAGATATTAACCTATCTCAATGGACAATCAATCTGGAGTGTCCTTCAGTCTCAGACGTTACTCAGTAAGGATGCACTCAAAAGAGGAGTCTACACTTTGATATTTGGAGGCACTTACAATAATGCCATTACCAATATGGCTGAAGTTGAAGGAGTTCCATACTATGAGGTTAAGCAGAAGATCTCCTCTTGCAAGTTCTTCTATCTACTTGAGACAGCTTCCAAGAGATTCACAGCAAAGATCAAGGCTGAGAAGTCCTGCCTTGATGCTTTTGGTAATGAACTGGTAACCAAAGATAAGTTAACAGGAGCAGAGATTAGATCAATCAAAGGATGTCAAGCCCAATCATATGAGGTTGCGATCATGCTACCAGTCCTTACCCATCTCCTTGATAAAGGCTTTCAGTGTTGGCTCCTGATCCATGATGGATTCATTACAGATAATAACAGTTACATGATTGCCAATGAACTCAAGGCCATAGCTGAATCCACTGGTAAGACGTTTGGAATGAGCTTATCTCTAGAGCATGAACTACTATCTTAACCTCTCCCAACAGGCTAGTAAACTAAGAGGCCCCTGTACGGTCAAATATGAGCCATACAGGGGCATTTCTCACAACCTTCCAAAACCTAAGATTTCCCTAGATTCCCCATTCCCTCATCTTAATAATGAATACTTCTTATGAGCATTAGATACGTCTTCAGTATTCTGATCCAGATACCTACGGAGCATAATAATGGTACTATGCCCCATCATCCTCTGAAGGGTGAAGATATCGCAACCTCTCCTGAGCATCATGATGCAGAAGGTTCTCCTCAACTTATGAGCGTGTACATGGATTCCATAGGGTTCTCCCATTCTCCTTATCACCCTGGTTGAGTGGAAGAGGCTAATCCCCAAGATACTGTCCTCTTCTCTTTTGCCTCTGCATGCCTTCATTACCATTCTCAAAGTTATTGGGCTTAGGAATGCCATTCTTTCCTTTCCGCCTTTGCCTCTGATCAAAAGACTGTCATCCTTCAGATCACCAACTTTGAGCCCTACCATTTCAGACAACCTTATCCCAGTATCCAGTAAGATATGCAGCATCAATCTGGGTTTTTCACTCTTGACATTCTTTAACAGGATTTCTACCTCTTCCATGCTGAGAGCTGGCATGATTTTGTTAGGCTGCTTGGGCATGCTTACCTTTTCCCAGGGATTAACCTCTATCTCTCCCTCACTCATGAGGAAGTTGTAGAATGCTCTCATTACACTACAGGTTCCCCAGATTGTCCACTCAGCTCCTTCCAGCCTTAGTACTAGGCTCCTGAGTACACTAGTATCAATCTCCTCCAATGGCCTATCCCCAATAATCTTGATCACTCGCTTCATTGACTCCCTGCTGTAGGCTATGGATTTCTCTGAATGCTTACTGCACTTTTTGTACAACAGATAGTCCTCAACATAATCACTAAGTAGTTGACTTTTTCTCATTTTCTTGTCCTTCTGATCACTCTTTTCCTGCCTTTCAGAGCCTCTCAATTGGTCCAATCTTGCTTGCATTTA